TGAGCAGTAGTTACGAATGAAGCTGTTTGAGCTGTTTCTACATATGAAGCCGTTAAAGCATGTGAAGCACTTGTTGCATTGGCAACAGTACCATCTATATTTGCAGCACCTACATATGAAGCTGTTTGAGCTGTTTCTACATAAGATGCTGTTTGAGCAGTAGTTACGAATGAAGCTGTTTGAGCTGTTTCTACATATGAAGCCGTTAAAGCATGTGAAGCACTTGTTGCATTGGCAACAGTACCATCTATATTTGAAGCATTTACATAACTTGCGGTTTGAGCAGTAGTTACGAATGAAGCTGTTTGAGCTGTTTCTACATATGAAGCTGTTTGAGCTGTTTCTACATAAGATGCTGTTTGGGCAGTTTCTACATATGAAGCTGTTTGAGCATATGATGATGATATTAATCCAGTTAATCCACTACCATCTCCAACAAATGAACCTGTAAAAATTGAACCTGTAACATCACCTGTAATTGTGACATTACCAGTAAGAGTATGATTTCCATCCCCATTAATTAAATATCTCTGTATAGCTGAAGTTGAACCATTTGGGTTTAGTCTTAAAGAAAATGTTGTTCCATAGTTAGTACCTTCTTGATAGTCTTCACCTGCTAAGAATAGTATTCTTCCACCTAGTCTAAAACCAGTTCCTGTATGCCCAAAACCTTGAACCTCTCCAAGACTATCTCCCGATTGTACAGCTGTTGGTGAAGCAATAGTTCCTCTTGCACTAGCTAATACTAATTCTCCAGAATTACTTGCACCATATCCGTATAATAAACAATTGGCATCATCAGTTTCAACTTGACTGGCAAGATAATTACCAGTAATTGATGAAAAATTATTAGGCTGTAATGCATTATTGCTTTTTATTTTTAAAGTAGAGCCAGTCCAAGTAAGATTAGAATCACCTTCAATAGTATTAGCAGATATCCATACTGCTAATTGATTATTAGCAGGAGTTGACGAGATAGATACATCACCTCCACTTTGAGCATGAGATGCACTTAAAGCATATGATGATGATACCAACCCAGTTAAAAGTGAGCCATCACCTTCAAAACTACCGCTGTAGCTTCCTGTGTTATATACAAGGTCAAATGTTGAGCCGTCGCCTTTGGTGAAAGTTAAAGTACCGTTTAATATAGACCCTGTTACCATGAGAGATCCCGTGTCTACTGTTAAAGTAGATAAATCTATACTTTGGGAAGTACTACCTGTAGTATATAATACTAGATTAGTTCCATCAAAGGAACTAGAGTAGAATAAGGATTCGAAATTGCCATCTACTTCCGCAAATGTCAACTCCGATCCTTTGACTGTTCTTAAAATTATAGCCATCTTTATATTTTGTTATAAATATTATTTATTTTATTTTAATGTATTTTTTATTCTTCTCCTACTATTAGGGAATAGATTATGTTGGGAAAGATGGAAGAGATGTTGTACTATTTATTTCTACTTTCCCACCTATATCAAAAGCTTTCATTATTAATGGTCTTGCCCTTGTTTCGTTTTGAGAAGTACTAGTCCAATTGGAAGAATTATTAGATTTACCTGCATACACTTCAACAGTTTCATTAGAAATTGCATTTATTGCTTTAAGCCAGTATTGCTTTGTCGTACCTGGAGTTAAACCTGATATATAAAATTGAGCTTTACATTGGAGTGCACCCTTAAAACTATCCTCGTTAATAATAGTATATATAGTACTATATTGTGTTGGGGAGGAAGCCCAATAACCATCAAATAATCCTACTTTAAATTTTAAATAGTTACTGGAATTTAATGTTGAGGTAGAAGATATAATATCAAATTCTACTTCAATCAGTACTTGCCCACTTGGAGGGACTGCAAAATCAATAGCCGCATATTTTGTATTACTTCCAGTTCCTATTTGTATTTGAGTAGTACTATTACCTACCTCAATTGAATTATTAACACTTCCTATACCATAACCAGTTCCTTCTAAGATAGACATCTTTAATAAAGTACCTGGAATTGTTGAATGATTTGAGGTATATTGGAAATCACTTCCTGAAACTATACCATCTACAGTAACATCATCACCAAATTCAGATGTTCCTGATATATCTAAATTACTACCTGAAATTTTACCTTGAACATGGAGTTTTGTTCTAGGATCTGTAGTTCCTATACCAACCAGACCAGTACTATCAATACGTATACGTTCATTATCACCTCCAGTACCAAATGACATTTCACCACTATCCTGAGATTGGAATATATTTAAACGATATCCATCTTGAGAGTTACCTATTTCTTCAATAACACCTCCCCCATTACCATTAAACACTGGTAATTCTATTCGGGTTTTTGTGCCTGCAGTATCTGATGTATTGTTATGCAACTCTAAAGCTTTAAAAGTTCCTCCTGCATCTGCATCCTCAATATGTAATTTAGATGTAGGTTCTAGAGTTCCTATACCAACATTTCCACCTTTAGGGTTAAGTAATATATCATATGCTGTAAGAGTACTATCTACTCTTTGAGCTTGGAAATAAACATTACCGTTATTAAGTACTTGAGATATTAACCCATATAAAGAGATTCCTGAGTTATTGGTTCTAAATATTGAAAAATTGGAGGCATTATTACTTAGAGTACTAGGTGAACTTGGGGCAAATACATTTCTTATTTCTAAAGATCCTGAAGGTTTATCTTGATCACCACCAATATCAACTTTTCCTCCTTCATATATATTAAGTTTTGGTTTAGAAGAACTCCCTTGAAATTCAAATATTGAATTAGTAGCAGTAGATGTTCCAGAACTTTTAAATACAAAATTAAGAGTAGATGGAAAAATTCTATGAGAAGTACTAGCTCCTTCTCTAAATCCAAGAGTACCATCAATTTCAAGTTTTTCACTTGGATTTGTAATACCTATCCCAACATTACCTGTATTATATAATAAATTAGTACCACTTCTATACCAATTTGAATTTGATGTGCTATTATGATATCGTCTAGCTATATACCCATTATTATAGTCAGTATCAGGTAATGCACTTATATCAACATCCCAACCTTTGTTCCATACTTCTAAAGCTCCTAAGACTGCATGGTTTGATTGTGGTGATACTTGTATGTCTGTTACTTGGATTTTATGTCGAGTCCATGAGGTGTCATCTTCACCAATTAAAATAGTTGCTCTATCATCTGAATTATCAATAGCCAACATAACTGGGAAGTTTAAATCAAAATTACCAGGTTCACCTGTAATCCATACTGCATCCCAAGTAATTTGTCTTTTTGATACAGAAGTACCATTATTACTAGCATAAAGATAAAAACTAAAATTAACATCAAAAGTTCTATATTTAGAGTCTGTTTGGACTTTAATTACACCTCTAACTTGAGATTGCATATTTGAACCGACATTAGTAAAATCAGGAAGTTTTACTGCTATTCGTCCTGTTTCTGTACCAGTACGTGAATAGGTACCTCCTTCAGGAAACATTACACTTGTTCTATTATGATATACATCATCAATATATGTTCCAAAAGAATCTGCTCTTACATCTCCATCAACTACAAATGAAGAAGCTAAATTTGATGCTACTGTTCCTACACCAACATTTCCTCCTCTAGGGTTAAGTAGTAACTGATATGCAGTAGTTGGACTACCATCTATGACAGCAGATTGCATGTAAGATATACCACTACCTAATACTCCTATTTGTAAACCATAGTTTTTAGATCTATTTGCAACTATAAATTGAGATCCTGAATCTCCTAGGGATGGGATTGAAGATGGATTATTTCCCGATATAATAGCTTTCCCATCTGTATCTATTCGAAAACTTTCTGATCCACCTGTATACATTGAAATAGGAATTCGTTCCCCACCAAGTCCATAATCAGCTAATATAGTAAACTGTTGAAAAGATCCACCTCCAGTATTACTAACAGAAGGTCCTATATAAGCTCTTCGATCACCTGATCCCGAAACCCATTCTAAAATACTACCTGATCTATCATTTTTTATAGCTATTTGTGAAGAATAACCTTCATCAGTTACTGTAAGTCTTGAAGTAGGATTAGATGTCCCAACACCAACATTTCCTCCTTTAGGGTTAAGTAAGAGAGCTAAAGCTTCATTTGGATAGGTTCCTAAGTATTGATTCTGTAACATAAACCCTCCAGTATTAATAGGTGCTGCTATTAATCCATGTGTAGGTTCTCCTGATGTAGTGGTTTTAATAACTGAAAATTGTGAGTAATCACTACTTAATGCAGGAACAGTACCTAGGGCATATGAGTCATTAATCTCTAAGGAACCTGAAGGGTTAGAGCCACTTACTCCAATTTCAACTTTTCCTCCTTCATATATACTAAGTTTAGTTTTATTACCACTTCCTCGGAATTGATAGATATGCTTAGCAGCTTGACCTGTCATACCATTTTTAAATACAAGAGGGAAAACATCTTCTCCTTGGGTAATTATATGAGGGTAAGTTATCGTTGAACCATTGTCGTAGGGAAAGTTTAATTCATCTGTTAGGGTTAAACTACCTGTAATTTCTGCATCTCCATCTCTTGTACCATCCCACTCAGTAGTAGTACCTGTTAATCCACTACCATCTCCAAAAAAGCTTCCAGAAAAGCTTCCTGATCCTTCACCATTAAATGAACCATTAGTTAGTGTTATATCACCATTGGTTAATGTTAAATTAGCATTTGGAGAAATGATTGAAGGTGTATTTATTTTAAATGTAGCACTAGAACTAAATTGAAAAGTACTAGCGGCTGTAAATCCTAAATAACCTCTTATATTTCCATTTCCATAAAACCAATTTATATAATTATTATGTGATTGATCATAAAGATTAATTTTAGCATGTGCACTACCACTAATAGCTAAACTACCATTAGGGAGAGTTACTTTTTGGTCTTTATTAATAGTAATAGCTTTTGATCCTGAAGAATATATTTCTACATTTGATATATCATCACTATTATATAATCTAAAAACATGATCATTAGCTGCTCCACTTCCGATATAACTTCTAGAAGAAGATCCATTAGTACTATACCAGTATAATAAACTTTCTCCATCTCTATGTAATTCTATTTGAGAAGTAGCACCATTTTTAACAATTAATTTATCATTAATATTAGTTTGATCATTTACAGTTAAAGATCCACTTGGAATTAATACATTTTGGGATGAGTCAATTAATAATCCATCCCCACCATTTGATCTTAAATTTATACCTCCAGCCCCATTATTAGTTAGACGAAGTTCACTTGATAAAAACCCAACATATCCTCTATTACCACCTCCTAATGAGGGTTTGAATGAGATATAATTATTATTGTCTTTATTCAATATTAAAGGAGAGTCAGGAACTGAATTACCTACTATTGTTAATGCTGTACTAGCTTGAAAGTTATTTGAATATACTGTATCTGTAGTATACATCGATCCTGTTAGGGTATAAGAACCTGATAATGTTATATCATATGCTTCTTCTCCTGAAAATGCATCAATTGATTGAGTTACATGCTGTGCCTCAATCAATAATCCTTCTAATATACCTGCTTTACTTAATTGTTTAGCCATTTTTTATAATTTATTATAAATAGTGTTAAGTGTTTTCATATCTATAGTGGGCAATAAGAGTACTTCCTGGAGATGGAGGATTTAATAATGTTATCTCATTTCCTGTGATTGTGTAATCGCCTGCTACTTTATTGTCTATAAATAGACCATTTAAAAATATTAATTCTGAGCAATCTATAGGAGTGTTTGTTAAAGTGAATACTTTATTTACCCCATCCATAGTTCCTGCTAATACTTCTTTATCTACATGAATATATGGAAAATTAGAACTAGATGTAGATCCAGATCTTAGGGAAGATCCATCTTTTGCTAAACCAAACCCATCTTCTGTTGAAGTTAATGAAGAACCATCTCCATCCTCTCCAGCTCCTAGGTTTAATCTATCAACTACCTCAAAATTAAATTTAAGTTTTGTTTTATTGTGGAATTTTGTTACAGTATTCAATTGTTTTTGTACTGTATCGGGTACCAAATAACCATATAATTTAAGTGAAAATGTAGTTTTAACTACTCTTTCTCCACCTTGATTTAATTCAATTGGTGTATCATATGAATCGATTCGAGCTCTAAACTTAAATCTTTCTTTATCTCCCCAATATGAATCTGAAGCATAGTTTATAGCTTCAATTAATTTATTCATTTGCTCTACATAATAAGTAGATATAACAAAATCATACGATACAGTAACATAATCTGGAACTATAACAACGTATAAATCTTTTTGTGGTTTTCTATTATTTAATACATTGAATTTATCATATGCATTTTCTCGGCTATAGGGTTTTTGATAAACACTAACATTATTTGGATTATTTGCATCCAATTTATTTGCTACTGTTCTATCTTTAACTATATTATTTCTCTTAAATGAGATAATAGGCATCATTATTTTACCTTTCTTATCCCTATAATACCCATCTTTTTGGATTTGCTTCCATCTTTCAGGAGAACCATAAATAATAGGTACTTTTTGAGCTACACCATTTTGCATTACTGTAGGTTTGATGATTTCATCTAAGTAATACATGATAGCTTCATCTATATCTTTTAAACCAAGAGTAAACGTTTCCACATTATCTCCCCTCATTGAAGTTTGATTACCTCTATTTTCAATATCTGGGGTGATATCATTAGGATTACCTCTAGAGACATCATAAGCAGTATGTTGAGATATGCTTATTTCTCTTTGAGTCTTTGGTTGTGGTGTTTTTCCTCTTTCAGCCATTAGATTAATCTTTCTCTAGTTATACCTACTTTATCAGCAGGAACATAATGTGTTTGACAAATAATCGAAACATTATAACCAAATTTATCTAAATCTGGGTTAAGTGGGTTTGGACTATTTGGATAATCTGGATTTTTACCCATATAATATTGGTTAGTTATTATTGAATCAACTTCATAATAACCTTCTTCATATAAAATTATATCTCCAACTTCAGGTACTACATCGCTGTCTACTAAATCATCTCTTAAGAATTTGAAATTAGCACCCCAATTGAAGTCTGTACCTAAGTCAGTTTCTGGGTATTCTTGATCTCTTCTTTCTACCAAACAATTAAATAATACAGGACCCATATAATATTTTTCACCTGCAGCTTCACCATAAATATTAACCTTAGTTTCGTCTAATTTAAATTTATAGATTGAGCATTGCTGAGTTATTATATCTCCCATCAATTCTCTATTCAGGTGTCTGAATAGGCTTATGTCTCTTTCGCTTCCGTATCTTGCCATCTTAACCTATATAAATTGGGAATGGTACGTTATTTAATTCTTTATTAAGATAATCAGATTCTAATGATCGTCTTTCTAATAACTTTTCCCTAGATGTTTCATCTAAGTATGCTCTTAATTTTTCAATTAATGCTGTTTTATCTGCAGTTGCAGAAGACAATAAGTCTTGTTGGTTTAATGTTACTTCAGCATCTGGAATAGGAACAGAAGAGTATTTACCTCTAACATATCCTAACATTTCTTTAGCTAAAGTTAATGTGTATTCAAATATCCAACTTCTACCTATAGAATTAATTTCAGCATATATTGGATTTGTATAAGGAACGTTTGAAACATTCGATATAGATGCACTTGCATCTAAATCTATACTATTTGATACTCTTTCTGATTTAAGTAGATATTGGAAGTATAAACTTCCAGTAGTTGTTGGTATAGGAAATATTCTTAATTTATTATTTTGTATTTCAAAAGAGTAATTTGATTTTCTAATTTGATCATTCAATTCAATTGCTTGAATTGTTTGTATATCAAAATTCATAGGCATCATTAGGAAGTTTACAGCTGGAGAGTAACCACCCCACCCAAAACTATCCATCATATTCATCATACCTGTTCCTGTACCTGCATAAGGATCAAAGAATTTTACAATTGCAGGTGGTGATTCATAAAATACTCTTTTAATTTCTAAATCACCTGAAGTTATTCCACTTTGGCTAGCCCATACTTCTAAATCATAATCTTGAACATGTTTATCTAATGCTAAAGATCCCGTATGCCAATCTGTTGTCCCCCCAGTACCTGCTTCAGTACCATACTGCTCACTGATTTTTATAACAGTTCCCAGGTTAGGGGAGACTATTGCATTATTCAGATTCGAACCAGTAGTAGCGCCTTCTAAAGATAGGTAGTTCTGTCTCACTAAATAAGCATATACCTCATTTCCATACGTTGTAATTGCCTCTTCAAAAGCGGTATAGAAACTTTTATCTTGTAATTCTACTTCAGTCAAAGGGTATCCCAATCGCAAAGCGCAAAAATTTGCTACTTTGTCGGCATCAGTTTGAAAGTCAGTATCTGCATCATAAAATCCAAAAGGAGTACTTCCTGTTGCAAATGAAGATGATCCGGGCCATATTGGGATGTTTGCCATAGTATTTTGGTTATAAATATGGAAAAAGAAAGCTCCAATTTATGGAACTTCCTAAAAACTTAAAACACTTATGGACGTTGTTTAAGTATGATATTAATTTTAAATATTAATTACTTTTCTCAACACATAAATATACAAACTCTATCCTAAAAAGCCACATTTTTAATGTAGAAAACAAAGAAAAGTTGAATGTAGATTCATTTAATATTTATAACTATGGGAGATAAACTTAAACAATTAGAAATAAAGAAGTTATTGTTAGAATATAGTTATCTTTTAACAGATGAAGAATTGAAAGATGAAATTATAGATGAATATCAACCTCAATTCATGGAATCTTTTCTAGAAAAAACTAGTAAAGTTAGTGAAAAAGAGGAGGAAAAAAAATCTAAAGAGGATATTAAAGATAAGGATAGAAAAGAATCTAAACCGAAAGAGAAAAAACCTATCAAAAAAAAGATAGAGGATGATTTATTATCTGATGAGACTAAAAAACGGTTAAAAACAATGTTTCGTGAGATAATGAAAAAAACACATCCTGATAAAGTTAATTCTGAGGATTTAGTTCATTTCTATGTTTTGGCTAAAGAAGCATATGAAGAAAATAACATAGTTCAGCTCGCATTTGTTGCCCAACAAATTAATATAGATGTTGATTTGGGGGAGGATGAAATAGAATTTATAAAACAACTAATTAAGGAAAAACAGGATGAAGTTAAAGGAAAAGAGACTTCATGGTTATGGTTGTGGTATAAAGCAGAGGGAAATGAAGAGATGCAAGAAAAAATAATGAATACTTACGTAAATAAAAAATTTCCTGATTTAAATAAAAAAACAGGAAAAACAATGGAAAACTTAAATAAAATCTTAGAAAAAATCTATAAAATAAATTCTTTTGGACAATATGGAAATAAAACAAAATTTGATAGAGAAGAATATTCAATTTATGGGGAAGTAACTCAAATATCTACAAATGGAATAGTAGATGAATTTAAAGACTATTTTGATGAAAATACAGTATTTTATGATTTAGGGTGTGGGTTAGGAAAAATGGTAGCTCATATAGGTTTACAATATAGTCCTAAAAAATCTTGTGGTATTGAATTATCGAAAGAAAGAATGAAAGGTGCTAACTATATTAAAGAAACATATTGTAAAGATATGGATAACATTAGTTATATTCACGAGTCTTTTCTTAATTGTGATGTTAGCGATGCTACAGTAGTTTATTGTGATAATACAATGTATGACGCAGAATTATCAAAAATGATTATTGATATATTACCCGAGGGTTGTTTATTTATATGTAGACGGAAACCTTTAAGGAGAGATGATAGAGTGAATGAATTGAAAGATAAAAAATTTAAAACTAGTTACAACAAAATAAATATATTTTACTTAATAAAATAAAAAATTATGGATCCTTTAGAATTATTATTATTAGTGGTGTTACCTCCAGTACTGTATGTTTTAATCATATACTGGACATCACCATTTAAATCAATTAATCTCAAAACAGCTGTTCGATATCTAATTGGGGGTGTTATTTCAATTAGCTTTCATAGAATAATTACAGTTGGGTTTCCTTATGAACCTCAATTTTTATTTATAAAACCAGGGATTGATTATTGGTTTTTAGAAGTTGCGCCTAGAGAAGAAATTGCTAAATTTTTAGCATTTTTAGGTATTTGGTTTATTAGTAAAAAAGATGAAGACAATCATCCTATAGGAAATATGTTCTATTGTGGTATGGTTGGTCTGGGTTTTGCTATGATTGAAAATATAAGTTATCTGCAGAAATATGGACATGAAACATTAATCATAAGACAAGTAACTTCTACTTTATCTCATATGATATTTGGTTTGTTAGCTGGATATTGGTTTGCGTTAGGTCAAATTAGATCTGCTAAATTCAGTCGTTCTATCTTCAATATGTTTACTAATAGATATCCTCGATTTAAAACTTTTATTTACTCGGTTATGGGAGTTAGTTGTGGTATTTTATATCACGGGTTATGGAATTATAGTTTAATGGCAAGTGAAAATGCTGCATATAGCATAATGATATTAATGTTATTTGGTGGTTTAGTTGGTTGTAAGTTTGCAGCCGATAGCCTTAATATACGTTGGAAAAAATAATTTCAATTTACATAATAATAAAAAAGGGGAGTCTTACGACTCCCCCTTTTCTTCCTATACAAAATAATATAAAATATTATCTTAGGTTAAGGTTGTGATTATGATTGAGGACCACTATCTCCAAATACTACAGGAGCATCATACCCTGAAGTATGCTTAGATTCAACACCAGCAATAACTAACTGAGCACCACTAACTGGAGCAGTACCGAAAGTAACTACCATTGTTGCATGTCCATCTGCATCTGGAGAACCAGCAGCAACTGTATAATCAACAGCTTCTACTTGAAGCATACCATTAACGAATACTTTTGGTTTCTCAGTTGAAACAGTATAGTTAACTTCAACACCATCAGATACTGGAGAAGAAAGTACTTTTTCAACAGATCCAGCAGCTACGTCCATGATCATTTGTTTCAATGCTATAAATCCAGTATTAACACCTTCTTCAACTTCAGAGAATGAATCTAAAGCATCTCCATAATCATTAGTAATAATAGCAGATATCTTATCATCTAAAGCATTATCCCCATCTATTCTAGCTTGTATTTCAGTAGATAAATCAGTAGCGAAAGAAGAACTTAAAGCAGTGTCAGCAGTAGCAAACTCAGTTCTAATTTTTCCTTCTTCATCTTCAGCTCTAGTAACCTCAGTAGCTAAATCAGCAGCGAAAGAAGAACTTAAAGCAGTGTCAGCAGTAGCAAACTCTCCTCTAATATCAGAAGCTTCAGTAGTTAAAGCACCTGCGAAAGAAGAACTTAAAGCAGTGTCAGCAGTAGCAAACTCATCTCTAACCTTTGTATCAGCAGCAGCAAATTCACTTCTAATATTCTTAGCTATCTCATTGAAAGCATTACTTAAGTCGCTATCAGAAGATTGGAAAGCAGCTACGATTTCAGTTAATGAATCTAAAGCTTCAGGTTCAGAATTTTTAACTATGAAATCAATTCTATCAGATAATTTTCTATCTGTAGATTTAATAGTACCCTCTAATCCAGCCTTATCTTGAGCATCAGCCCATGCAATGAAGTTAACTTCATTTACTGGTATGAAAGGTACAATTGCATTAGCAGAAGCTATAGCATTCTCCATTTCAGCATTAGCAGAATCAAGTTCCTCATTAGCAGCATCAAGATCAGCTTGAATTTTATCTATCTGAGTTTGATCAGCACCATCCTTAATAGCTTTATCTAATGCAGCTTGAACATTGTCTCTTTCTGCTTCAGCCTCATCTACATATTCTCCAGCATCTTCTAGATCTTGAGGATCATAAGTATTTGCAGCAGCTTCATACTCAGCATGTCTAGCTTTAGATTTCTCACCTCTATCTTGATATCCAACAGCAGTAATAATTGCAGCATCAGCTTTATCAGAAGCAGCTTTTTCTTCTTTTATCTTAGAGTTAAGTGATTCATCAACAGAAGAAACTAATTTTCTTGATTTATCTTCTAACCATGCAATGAAGTTAACTTCATTTTTAGGTAAGAATGATGAATAAGATTCTAATTCAGCTTGAAATTCAGATTTTGATTTATTTTCAGCTGCAATGTTAGCTTCAATATTATCAATATGTTCAGCATCCTCAGGATCAGCATCTGCTAATTCTTTTTGTAATTGAGCTAAATTAGCATCAATTTCATCAATTTGCATTTGAAGTTGTTCACCTACTGCCATTTCACTCTTGTAAGATGTATATTCTGCTTCAGAGAAATTACCTCTGTCATCATATCCAACAGCAGCAACAACAACGGCATCACCAGCTGCTAAAGCTTCATTAGTAGCGAAAATATCTTGACCAATTTGACCTAAGTTATCCTTAATATCATCAGCTGTTTTACTATCAGCCCATGCAATAAAGTTAACTTCATTTGCAGGTAAGAAACCTGAAATAGATTCTAAAGAATCTTCTCTTTCAGCTTTTACTTTATTTTCAGCTGCAATGTTAGCTTCAATACTAGCAATATGTTCAGCAGGTGCATCATTATCTTCTGCATCCGCTAATTCTTTTTGCATTTGAGCTAAAGTCTCATTAATTGAATCAATTTCTGATTGAATTTGTTCAGCATTTGTTGCTTCATTAATATACTCTGCATACTTATTACCAGAAGATGTACCTCTGGCATCATACCCAACAGCAGTAATAATTGCAGCATCAGCATTCTCAGAAGCATCTTTATTATCACCAACAATATTAGCAAGTGCTTCTCTTGCAGATGAATGATCTTCATTGTGTTGAGCATCAGCCCATGCAATAAAGTTAACTTCATTTTTAGGTAAGAATGGGAAATCAAAATCCTTTAAATTAGACTTTAATTCAGCAAGTCTTTTATTTGCTCCCTCAATATCAGCCTCTTTCTTCTCAATTACAGCTTGGTCAGCCCCATCGTTTTCAAGTTTTGCTAATTCTGCTTCGTAAGTAGCTCTTTCTTCTTGAGCTTCTACTAATTCCTCTTCAATTGCTAAAACTGGTTCAGCAGCATCTGAATAATCTCCATAAAGATCATTAGAAATTGAACCTCTACTTTCGTATCCAACTTCAGCTTTAATAGCATCATCAGCAGCAGCAAATTCACCTCTAACAGTTTTCACTAAGTCTAATATTGTTGCATTTAAGTCATCATCCGCAGATGTGAAAGCAGCTACAATCTCAGTTAATGAATCTAAAGCTTCAGGGTCAATGTTGTGAAGTACCTCATCAATCCTTTTACCTAAGTCTTTGTCAGCCTTAGATAACTCAGCTAAGTTCTCAACTAATTCTGGTAGATCTTCTTTTGTAATTCCTGTTGGACTAATAATCTCAGCATTTGTTAGTTTTTTGCTAGATTGGCTATCCAAATCAATTCTTGTACCCGATAAACCATCAGGCATAAGTAAAAATAATTTTTCCATTATATAAAAAATTTAAAATAAATAAAAGTGATTGTTCTCACCAAAAAACTAATTCATAGTTTTTGTTTGGAATATAAATTGAAATATAAATGTGGTAAGTTGAGGGTTAAGAATTAACCGTCATGTAATATAGTACTGGTAATAAATTTAAATATAAATATGAACAATTCTCATTGTACGGTTATACATACCATAAAGGTATATAAAATTACTTGTCTTAAGGCTTTTTAAGTCCTTCTTTTAGTTTGTTAACTTTATCAATTTTCTTTAAAATGTACTTCCCGCGATTAAGTAAATGATATTGCGAGTAATTTAAAAATGACTCTAAAGATTTATGATGTTTAATTTTTGGAATGTCATACTCTTTAAGAAGTAAAAATTCATCTTCACAATCAAGATATTTTTCTACCTCAAAATTTACCATCTCTTTAGCTACCTCATCATATCTAACCACATTAGGGTCGAAATAATGATTTTCTAAAAAGGCTGGTATTTCTAATTTTGAAGCAAAATAATATAATTCTACTACTTCTGCCAATTTTGGAAGCTTTTTTCTATCTTTAGACATTAATTTCTCAAAGTCATCTGTGTAGAGTTGTTTTGCTTCTCTTGTATCTTTAATTGACCTACCCCCACTGTTGTAAATGCACCAATCAACATAGGCATGTTTAAGTTCATGTAATAAACCGTCTATAGTTAAGTTGCTTTTATTTAGTGTAATATACACCATATATTTACCGGTAGTTGAATTATATCCAGATTTAACATGATTATAACAGTTTTCATCTGATAGTTCTAATTGGAGTTTATCTATTCCAAAGTGTTTATGTAAATTTTGATATTTTTGACCTACAGGAATTTCCATTGTATCAAATCCTCCAGTATGTTGGTAATGTAGTTTTATCTCTACTACCATTAATTGGGCTAACATTTGAGTTGTGATTGAAATTCCTTGCATAGTATCTTAATTTTTACATATTATAAATTAGGTTTTTTAAATTTTTAATAGCATTAGTATATGCTAGTGGATTACACGTAGCTTCTTCAACTAAATAACTACTAACTAATTTTGAAAGTTCCTCACTTTCTTTAAATACAAAACTTGCTTTCCCTTTTTCCTTTTCTACTTTTAATTTTTGATTATTTAACCTAAGGAAAGCGGCTAAATAAAGATCTGTGGTTTTGTAATTCTTTTCATCCATTGTTTCTAAATAATTTTGTTTGTGATAAGATCACATAACATTTATGTAGGGGTTTAATTATAAATATGAAAAATTATAGGAAGAGTTCCAACCAATTTTACATAAAAAAAAAGGGGCGCAAATAGCGCCCCTCTTCAAATTATATATTATACTCTATTATAAAGTATTCAATCCACTTACATAGATCTTACCATAAAATTCTGGTCTAACTACTTTCTTAGCGTATCTAGTTAATAATCCCTTTCTTGGTGTGAAAGTATCTGGATCATAAACTAATGGAGTCATGATTAATGGTACATATGGAGCAAATACAGCACCTGCTTCCAAGAATTGTCCACCTCTATAACCCATTAAGATAGTGTTTTCTTTCATGTATGGGTTCTTATAAACAGTATATCTGCTATTAATAGCACCTGCTTTCTGAACACCAAATGCATAAGATTGTTTAGTAACATCACCATCAGAGTTTGCAGCATATCCTGGGATTGATTCTAAAACAGTAGCAACTGTTGGAGAACATACTAGGAAATTAGCTCCACCTCTTAATGTTTTCTGGTGAATGATGTTAGATAATTTCTGCATTTTAGTTCCTAAAGTTTGGAACCACTGTCCTTGAGAGTTGTAGAAACCTAAGTTAGTGTTAGTAAATCCAGCACCATCTAATGCTTTATTATTCTCAGCAGTCCAGTACTCAGTACCTGCAGCAGCAGAATCTATTAACATATCTAATACTTCTAAATCAATCTCTAATGAGATATATTCACTCATGATTGAAGTTAACTCAGCTTCAGCATCTAAAGAATGGTAAGCGTTTAAATCTTGAGCGAACTCAGGAGTCCAAACAGCTTTCAATTTTCTAGTTTTAGCAACGATTGCTTCACTTCTCATTTGAACGTTAATCTCTGGGATAGCGATTGGGTTATTTCCAGCATTTAATGCAGTGTTCCCATCTTCGAAATCACCTCTATCAGAGTCAGTTGGTTGTAAAGAGAATACAACATCAACAGCATCAGTAGCAACAGCTAAATCTTTAGCAGCTAAGAATTTGATGTTAGCACCATCAACTCTAGTAAATGCAGGTAAAATATCTGAAGGTGAAACAGCAGAAGAAGTTAAATAGAAACCTCTAATTGCTTCAGCATCATAATTAGCACCTAAAGCCGAAACTGGAACTGAATATACTGCTAAATCTCCAGCAGCAACAGAAGCAGAATAAGCACCATCAGCATTTAAATCAGCAAACCAATCTGCAGATGCAGTAGCAGCTACAGCTGTAGTAGCTGAAGTATTGTTGATAGAGTATCCAAATCTTCCAGCACCATAAGCACCACCTGTACTATCGTTCCCAAATGGAGCATTTCCACCTTGGTCACCATACATAGAATCAGCAGCTGTAAAAGGAGCTTTTGTTGATCCATATTGGAAATCTAAATAAAACACTAGTCCTGAAGGTAAGTTCATTGGTTGAACTGAAACAAACTCTTTAGTAGAGATTTGTCCAAATACCTTTCTAACTAATGGTAAAGCAACACCTGCCCATTGAGCACCTGTTCCTGGTGTGAAGCTTCCTCCACCACCACCGGTGTTTGATTCTTCCATTACTAATTGCTTAGCTTGGTTTTCAAGAATCATAGACATATTGTTCTTGTCTGTTTCAGACCCAAGACCTTCTAATAATCCTGTTTTGGCCCATTTTCCTGCTAATCTAGCCGCATCACTTTGAAGTGATTTATACGGGTTAGCAGTTTCTAATAATTCGTTTAATTGTGACATTTTTTTTCTAAAATTTAGTCTTTAATAATACCTGCAAGTTTCTGGAATCTATTCACCATTTCGTTTGATTCAACAATTGGTTGTTTTTCAACTTTAGGTGTAGATACTACTTTAGAAGCAGATCCAACAATTCCTTCATTTACAGTTTTTCTTTTCATTTTTACATTTATACTTTCTGTTAATGTTTCAAACACGAGTTTTACTTCGCTCACATTAGCAGCTTTTTCAAATGCAGTTAAAACTTTTACTTTCTGAGATTCAGTAAGTGATTTTGCTTTAAAAATCTTATTTGTATACAACAATTTAGCGTTTAACAAATTAACTTCGTTGAGTTCAGTGGATTGTGCTTTGATAGTATCAATTGCTTCTTCCAATTCAGATCTTAATTCAGATACTGTATTGTCTTCTTCAATTTCTTCTTCAGCAATTTCAGTTGATTCAGCCATACCCATATCCAACATATCGTCTTCAATTTCAATTTCTTCTTCACCTTCCATTTCTTCACCTTCCATTTCTTCACCAGCTTCTAATTCACCAGCTTCAACCATGTCTTCGATAACACTTTCAATAAATGCTTTTAAATCTTCTTCTGTCATGTCTTCAAGATCGATATCTTCATCTTCAACTTCAACATCGGCTTCTTCATCCTCAGCTTCTTCAGCTTCGTCTTCATCTTCCTCAGTAACAGTTTCTGTTTCTTCGATTTCTTCCTCGTTTACAACAGTAGTTTCTTCATCAAGCTCTTTTTCGATTTCTGCTAAAATTTCGTCTAAGTCCATCTCTTCTGCAACATCAGATTCTTCGATTTCTTCAGTAACTTCTTCAGTAACTGTTTCTTCGATTTCTTCTTCTTTAGCTTCGGTAACTTCTTCTTCCGAAATTTCAACTTCTTCTTTCATTTTTGCTTCATCTTCCCCTTCGTAAGCATTTTCCATCTCTTCTAATTTCGCAGCTAGCATAGATTTGATTTCTGGAGTTAATGCTTCTTCTAGAGCAGCTTTAGCATTGGCAATGGCTGATTCCTTAACGGCTTTTGCATCAGCGATGGCCTCTTTAAAAAAGTCTCTGTTCATTTTCCTAAATTTTTTTTGGAAACTACGTTTATTTGGAAACGTAATGTAGAATTAAAAATAACAAATAGATGTCATATAAGAGATGACATATTATATGGGTATACGTACATAATATTCTTTCAAAAACGCAAAAAAAAGCGCATTCTTTTGAGAAAGCGCTTAATTTTAAAATATATGTCTAATAGTGTTTATAAAGAACAACTTCCATTCGCACATAATATTTCTGTTATGATTGAATTTACTTTACTATATTGATCTAAATTATTTAATTCTAATCCTTCTTTTATTACATTCATATATGAACCTGGATTAGAAGGTGTTGAAACGAAATCCCAACATAATAATTCGAAGTCATCTTGTACTTCCATTAATTCACCTCTTTGTTCTAATGAACCCATTCCACGAGATGAAACACCACAAGTAATACCACTTTCAATTAATGCTTTTAAAATGTTTCCTGATGGAGTAGGTAAGATTTCTATTTTACCCATTACGTTATCTCCATCCCACCATACATCAGATATGTTATGTGATACGTTTTTTAAGTTTACAACTTGAGATTCAGGGTGATCTAACTCACCCATTGCTCTATTTTCTTCTACAAGTTCCATATACTTGCCAATTTCTCTTTCCCATAATTCCTTGGAATAATATCTACCATTTCCGTTTTTAACTTCGGCAGTAGCTAAGATACCTTCAACTATAGGATTACCTCTTTCGGATAATTTACCTTCTGTTAAGAGAGTACCTACAGGTTTGAATAATTGGGTTTCTATTAGTACTTGTTTATTCATAGTTGTTTATTTTTTCTTCTGAAATTTCGTCATCAGATCCAAACATTCTTTTTATTTCTCCTTCTCTTTCATCTTCATCTTCGATAGACATAACATATTCTTTTGCTTTTCTATCTTCTTCGATTTGAGTTTCATCTACGATTTCTTGTTGTTGGTATTTTTTACCACAAGATTTTTCGTAAAGTTTTTCCATTTTGGATTTTCTCTTTTCTAACTCTTTGATTTCTTTCTGAATTGCTTTGATTTTTGCTTTATCCATCATTTCAGCTAAGTCAGAATCTTCATTAACCATTTCTAGTCTTTGAGATTTAGATTCAATCATTTCAGCAATAGCATTAATTTTTGCTTCTAAAGCAACAATGTTAGATGCCTTATCAATTTCAGCTAATTTAGATTCGATTGTTTCTTTTTTAGGTTTTTTAGCTTCAGCAACTATTTCTGATTCTGAAACTCTATCTCCAACATTTAAATTCTTTAAGTCTTTAATATACTCATCAGTTTTAACAACTATTTCACCTAATCTTACATCTGGATCAGCTAGTTTAGTTAAAGTTAAAACTGTTACTCTAGGGTTAAAATCAGGATGATCCTTAAAATTACCATTATAGTACTGTGTTTGGTGTACTCTATATTCTTCACCTGCTTCATCTGTAAATTCGTGATATTGAACATGGACAAACATTGGAGCATATCGTCCCATTCTTGCTTTTATAGGACTTTTATCATGAGCCATTAAAGCATCTGCAGCGTCATCTTGACTAGCATATCCTATTGGAAAAAATTTCTCAAATGCACCTTCAGCCTCATAAGAAGGCTCATCAAGTTTCATTAATGTATCTTGACCTGAGAAGTCAGTGTCTGTATATTCTTTTAAAGATTCTTTAGTTTCATCTAACTTAACAACTTTAGCTTGTTTAATTCCTTTATCAACTAATTGTTTTTCTTTTTTTTCAGCATCTTCTTTTTTATCAAATACTCTAGATTTAGCTTTCTCACCATCCTCTGTTTTGTATTCAACTCTAAAACCTTCTTTTAATTTAACTTTTTCCATTTGGTCTGATTTGGATGCTTTTAATCCTGGTAATTCATCCGTGTAACCTACACCCTCTTCTCCAAACTGCCCAGCTTTAACATAATGTAATTGATCTTTTGCTAGGTTTTTTGCTACGATTGATTTTAATTCTTCTACTGTTTTTTTCTCGTTTTTTGGATTTTTCATTTCACAGTAATACCCTTTCAAGAAAGCTTCACCATAGACGTTATCAATGTTCTTTTTATCTTTATAGTCAAAGTTTTTTTCCTCTAAATCCGTTACTTCTTTAGATGTTTTCTTTTCTTCCGCTTTAGCTTCTTCATTAATTGACTCACTAAATTTCTCTGCAGCTTTAGATCCAGGTAGTGCATATTCTTTATCGGATTTTAAATCTCCAATTTTCTTTTGAAGTTCTTTATAACGAACATCATTTTTATTATATTTAGATGCTTCTTTTTCTAAAGCTGTTATTTCATCATCACCCTTACTTTCATTCATATTCTCATTGAATATAGCAAACCAATCTGGTTTTTCATCTCTACCAGTAGTTACACCCCACACAGTTTCAGAGATAATACTCTTTTGAGATAGGATTACTTCTGCTTGATTGAATGTAGCAGCATTAGGAATATAATTTGGGAAAATTCTTTTAGCTTCCTTCAAGAAAACTTCTTTATTTCCTTTACCTTCTTTAATAAGGTTATATTGGGTTTGTAACGTTTTTTGTTTCATCATTCGTCTATTAATAGTGATTTGATATCTTTTATATAATCAAGGACTAAATCTGTAGGTTTAATTACATTATATGATCCTGGATTTTCATTGTAATAATTTATAGTTTCATTTTTAGCATTGCTCAATATCTTATAAATATCGTTAATTTCTTTTTCAATTAAGTCAAATGCTTGAATTCTTTGAGTTTGGAATGTATCATTAGAAGATCCTTCTATTTCTTCTTCATATAGTTTTTTAACTTCCAACCCCGATCCTTTTATTTTTTTAGGTACTTTTTTATAGCCCAATTTATAATAATATTGAGCAGCACTTCCATCTGATTTTTTGTTTCTATTAAATGCAAATGGAGTAGCGTATTGGGCCCCAGTACCAGGACTGAAAGAAGCAGCACCTGATCCACCACCAGTTGTAGAGATTTCATCGATTAAGTTTTTAATGACCGAATACTGGTCAGGATATGACTTTCTCAAGTGTGTCCTGTACTTATTAAAAACATCTTTTAATTTAGAAACTAAATCTCCTAATGTGCTATCGTTTTCTCCTTGTTTTGATTTAGATAAATCAATTAAGGATTCAAGGGCATTTTGTAAGGCTTGTAAGGAATTCTTAAAACTACCCAATTGGATAATTTTATGCTCAATTCCACCTTCAGGTGATATGGATGTGGTTTTGTAGTAAGTTTCTAAGTCATTAGCAAAGAAATCATTCTCCATATCCATAGGACCATAAGAATCCTCAATTCTTTTAATAAATTGAGGATCTAAATCTTCTGGAGGTATTGTGCCTGTTTGTTCCTTTATTTTATACCTATATTTACCCATGAGTTACTTTAAGCTCTTCTAAAAGATTGTGGTATTGTAATAAATCAACTAAGTGATCACTTTTGATATTAGTTCTCTTATCTAATTCAGTGATTAGATTTAAAACTCCTTCTAGTTTAATTTGAAGTGCTTTATTTTCAACTACTTTTATTTCTTTAGATAGCAAAGATTTAATCTCAACTATTTCTTTATTGTAAAAAGATTTTAAGTGAGATGTATCATCAACTGAATTGATAAATTCTTTTAATATCTCTTTTTGTTTTCCGTTTAAGTCATCATATTTACTGTTGAATTTTTCCAATAAAACATAGTATGTTAATGTTCTAACATCTTTGTCATATGATTTAAATTCTTCAATAATATCTTCTTTTACCTTTCCAGCATCAACACCTCTAGTAACCATTGATTCTAATAATGTTACTTTGTTGTCTATGATTTGGTTTGGATTTGATAATTTATCTGAATTGTATACTTCTAGAAGAGTATAAACAGCTGCATGTGTTTTATAATCGTGGATTTTAGTTTTAAATAAACTATCTAAATTATAATGCTCCTTTAAGTCTTTGATTAAGTTGTACTTTTCTTTTCTTAAAGTTGTTCTGTTTAACTTTTGAGACATTTCTAAAACAGTAGTTAGTACAGAGTTAGCTTTATTTTCTGATGATCCTTTAGTTCTAGAAACAGTTTCATATAATCTATACTCCTTCCCCAATTCAGTATTGATGAAATATTTTTTCAATATTTGGGTTGCAGGAGAATCTTTTCCTGATAATGTATCAGAGGTTATTTTCTTTACAATAATCTCAAATAAGATCCCCGTGTTTTTGAATTTTGAATGCTTTATATACATCAATATATTTTTTTATAAATATGTGAAAAAGTGTTATTCTTTAATGTTTGATTCATCTAATAGCGATTCTCCTTTAATATCTCCTTCAAACACCATTTTCTTTTTACCAAAAGGTATAGATTTTATTAGTGTTTCTAAAGCAAGTGGAGAACCTCCTTTAAAGTTTTGTCTTAAACCACTTGATGAATTAGCATCATTTTTCATTCCTTTTGATCCTAATCTATCTTTACCAAAGTTATCATCTTGTGTATTTCTTTTTGATACTTTTTCTTTTGGTCTACCTAATACTTCTTTTTCATCTTCACCATACCCATCAGGCACATTACTTGGATCAGATTCCATTCTACCTTTACCATATAATGAAGCTAAGTCATGGGGTGTACCATATGATTTACCTGATTCTTGTGGATCATTTCCTTCAGCTTCTATCTGAGATAATCTAAAGTTACGTTTAGTATCTTCTCTAACTAAATCTCTATATTCATCATATTGATCTTCGCTCAAGTGGAATATGTTATCATAAATCCAATCAGATGGGAATAATTTAGCATCCATCATTTGAGAAGCCAAATCCATTTTTTCTTTCATTAAAGCAACTTTCTCCTGATCATATATAATCGATGGAGTAGTTAATGAAATTTCAAAATTAGCTAATTGCTCATCTCTATAACCTTGAGTATATAAATGTACTAATGCAATTTTGTTTAATTCTGAAACCATTATTCGTTGGATTCTTTCAACTGTACGAGCAAATCTAATGTCTTGAGCTGCTAATGTAGCTTTACCATCAGTATTTTCATCGTACCCCATAAATGCTTTAGGTACTTTAAGAGCTGCAAATAACTTATCTCTTAAATACTCAACATCCTGAATTCCATCCCACTGTAAACCATTTAAAGTATCGATTTTAGTTGATGAATCGTTTCCTCTAACTGGAATGTAGAAATCTTCAAGTGTGTTTTGCATGTTGTATCTTAAGTTATACTCACCTGTTTGTTGATCTATATAAGGTGTACGTTTTAACTTCGATACTGTTTTTTCCATAAATGCATCTACTTCATTTGGTGGAATGCTTCCCACATTCATATAGTAGATTCTTTTTTCTGGTGCTCTAACTATTCTATGAATTAACATAGCATCTTCCATTAGAGTATATTGTTTAAATAATTTCCTAGCAGGCTCGATGTATGATCTGCCATAAGGAATAAAATTCATATCTGTTAATAATCTGAAATGAGCAACTTCATAGTTATCGAAATAAATACTTTTACCATTTGGTTGGTTTGGAGCATTGTAATAACCGTAATCCGAAGAAGCAACACCATCAGGATCAAATCTGTATTTTACCTCAGCTGGATTTTCTGGATCTGCTCCTTCATCCCTAGAAATATGATATGCTGTATATGGTATTACATTATATACACCAAATTTTTCAGCTACTTCTAGTTTTAGGAACATATCTCCATACTTACACATTTGTCTAATCCAAGCCCATAAGTTGAATTCTACATTTAAAACATCGTAAAATAAGTTATATAAGATTTTTTGTACGTTTTCATCAGATGATCTGATTTGAAGTATTTCACCCATATCATTTTTAAGTGTTGCTTCATCAGCTACAATATCTAAAGCAGAAGCAATAATTGCATCTGTATCCATTGCATCATACTCTGAATATAGAGTAGGTCTTAATGTTTGATAGTTGAAATTAATTTGAGACCCATATAATGAGCTAGGGGAATTAGTAAATATACGGTTGAATCTGTCTACTAATGAGTTTGTCTGAAGTGTTCCAGTTTGTTGTATTGAATTTACATCAAATACTTTTAATTGATCTCCACCAATATTTCTCAAAACTACATCTGTTGAGAATAACCTTCTTAACCTTGGAAATAATCCTTTATCTGCCATTTTACTAATTTATTTTGCTATAAAAGCCATTTAATATCTTCATTATGTCCTCCCATATCTACATTATATGGATTTTGAACACTGTTTCCTGTGTATCCTCCTTGGTATGGAGTATTGCTACTTCTTACACCATTTAAGGATGCTCTTGTTAAATCTTGACTCTGCTGTTGAAATTTTAAAGCCGTGTCACGTAGGAACATACCAACAGCCATTGGCATAACCAAATCATCATTATAGCCACTTTGAGCTTCTGGTCTTCCGTTACGCCATATGAATGTTCTCATCTCACTTAATAAACGTTTTGAACGAATTATTAATGATTGATCTCCTACAAATTCACGTAATTTATTTATACATAGAGGTCTTGTTCTCATTGACATAGTAAAACCAGGGGTCATATCAGAATTACCTTCAAATACTTTTAAGTATGATTCTGCTGTTAATTGATCGGATTTTGGAGAATGATATAAATTTCTATATCCTCTTTCAATCACTGCATCTAGGGTAGCCCATCCTATAGAAGCATTTTCAACAACTAACATTGCATTATTATATTCAGTAGCTAGACCTGTTAAGAAATACCCAAATTCCTTTGGTGCTAATTGTCCTCTATATTCAGCTACTTGTGTGTTTGTTTCAACATCAATAACATGACATCCAGAGAAATCTTTTCCATCTCCTCTAGCTACATCCGCTACTACCATATAATCTCTAGAGTAATCTGCTGCTTCCCAAATCCATAGGTTTTGATCAACGCCTCTTCTCTCCATTGGTTCTTGAATAGTAGTTTCTTTTATCCATTCAACCCATTCACTGTAGAATACAACATCTCCAGATGTACTGAAATCACAATCACACTCTTGAGCTGCAATTCTAGGATCACCTAGTAATTCATCTTGTCTATCTCTCCATGCTTGATCTCGCTCTGGATGAACAAACCATGGTAATCTAATTGGGATGAAATCATTGTCTTTATTTTCAGCTGCAGTGTATGTTTTATGAAACCAATTACCTGTA